TAGCAAATTCCAATATCTCTACCGGTGGGAGCATTAGTAACGTTGGAACCACGAGTAACTACATCGGAGGTGTCTATCTAGCAAATTCCAATATCTCTACCGGAGGCACTATTCGCAACCCGAGCTCTACGTCAAATTCCGTGGGTGGCGTGACACTCAGCAGTGGATATATTGTTGGAGATGGAAGCCTTCTTTCAAACCTACCTATATCAGGGACACTGAGCAACGTAATTATAAACCCAACAAACTCAAGCAACTCTGTAGGAGGTGTAACCTTGTGTAATGGATATGTTGTGGGAAATGGAAGCCTGTTGACTAACTTGCCGGGATCAAGTGGACCTATAAGCAATGCATCGAATACGAGTAATAGCATTGGAGGAGTTACATTATCAGATTCGAGTATTTATGGTTTCAATCGGGTTGGTACTGCGAGTGGTGGAGCTGGATATCCGATGATTACAAATTCAACCAACGATACTGGGATGTATTTCATAAATTATACGGACCAAACAAACTCTGCTCTGATATTTAGAACTCTCTGCAGTGGCATTGTAAAAAATTCACTAACGGTCGATTACCAGGGAAATATAGGAATGGGTGGGTATATTAGCAATGCATCGACTACGAGTAATAGTATTGGAGGGGTTACGTTGTGTAATGGATATGTTGTGGGGAATGGAAGTCTTTTGACTAACTTGCCAGCATCAACCGGAGCTATAAGCAATGCATCGAATACGAGTAATAGTATCGGGGGGGTTATACTTTGTAATCGTACGTTATCTGCCGAAGAACTGTCTATTCCTTCCCAATATGGGCTTGCCCAACATCTTTGGTATCAATCAATGTATTCAAATAACACCTATAATACCAATCTATTAGTTAGTGCCGAGAGGATTAGCGCAACACAAGCTAGTGTTGAAAAGTTGCGTATTAATATTTGCACTGGAGCCATCAGTAACGCGGCCACCAGTTCAAATAGGATTGGAGGGGTTACGCTACAAAGTGGAGCACTATCGATATCTAAATCTAATATTGATGGGGCGAGCTTTTCGATAGGTTATCTCAGCAGAGATGTTACACTTACCATACGTGGGGTATATAGTATATTACTGAATTGTACTGATTCTGGTGGTACCAGATTTGCGAACGGTGGTCTTTTTGATTATTTTGGCTCTTTTGGAGGTACTGTTGTCGGAGGATCCACGATTACGATTGGTAGTGGTACTCCTTTGCTTTCAGCCTACCCTCAACCCGGTGGAAATGGAACTATTCAAATAATAGCTAGCCCCCTAGCATGTAATGCTTCATTTCAATTAAATCTACTATGTAGATACTCCCCTGATATGTAATAATTCATATTCGGTGTATCTAACGATTAATCATTAAACCTTCTCAACCATCTTCCGAATAGATAGCGCAGACACTCCCGATGCCGTTGAAACTTTTCCAATTGCAATCTTGTCTCCTCCAAGAACTTTAGCAGCAACCCCAGCCACAACAGTTTTCGGAGTGTGCTCTAACTCTCCCAGGGTTCCCAGAATCTTCAGAATGGCATCCCGATGTTCATCAGATGCACCCAATTCAACACACAACCGTTCTGCAATTCCAATCTGAGTCTGCAGAACGCTTGACATTCCACTCTCGTACGCTGGGATACTCTTGCAAAGAGCACGAACCGACACTCCAAACAGTTTCGAGATCTCCTCATGGCTTCTCGTGGCACCTTGCTTGGAACATGCTGTAAACACCGCCCCTGCCATGAGTGCCCGACGCGACTCCCCGCGAGTCTTCTGTGCATCTGGAATCTTCTTGAAGAGCCCACACGCCTCAAGTAGAATTGCCCTAGGAAGACCAACTCGTGTACCAACCCGCGTAATAACATCAAAGATACCAATCCAAGACCGCTCACCATGTGAAGCCATACACCAGGCCGACATCTTTGCAAGAATCTTCATTTCAGGAGTTTGGGGTCCCCGACGACGAGCCATCATAGATCCATACGACGACTCTGGAAGAAGATCAGACGTAAAGCATCCTGTTCGGATCGGCTCATCTTCTCCATTCATACGCCACTCGGCACCCTCATCAATCACACAGCCCATCATAGTTCCACACTGTGTACATGTCTGCTCACCGTCGCACATCACAATATCAGGATGTGCACACTGCATTTGCTAGGATATCCTATGCTTCACTGAAGTCCATTTTGCATACTTCCTAACGCAGTAGGATCATACACCTGGGGGCGGTAATTCGTGGTCAGAACAGGTCGCTGCACACCCCCAGGCTTCACAACGCGCATCCATGAAATCAGCAGATAGTTCTCGTTAACCACCCACACCTGAAACCCAGATTCGGTCAGCTGTGCCATCAAGTAATCCCGAGCTTCCGATTGCTGATAAATAGGATACCCCCAGATATACGACGGAACCTCGAAGACAATATAGGGAGCATTTGCATCGTGGACAGCCTGTTGGCGCACCTTTTGATGAATCTGGCCCAAGACTGGACGCATAGCAGACATTCTCTTTTCCCTCCGCATTTCTTGTTCATCCCATACGTCACGCGCACGTAACATCTCTGCTTTCCTGTATATAAAATGTTCACCGCAATTGCCCTCGGGGGAGGTGGGTATCGAGGGTTCATGATCGTAGGTGCTTTGAAGGAGCTATCTCGCCATCAGAAGCTGGAGTTTCCAGATGGAATCTATGGTCTCTCGGTAGGGGCTATTCTTGCTACTGCACTAGCATATCGTGTTCCGCTGGACAAGATTCAAACACTCTTTCAAGGAGTATCTGTTAATCAAATTATTCCATCTGTACGCCTCCCCGATATACTGAATGCACCCTCTGCAAAGGGAGTGTATTCAACAGAACCTCTAGGGAATGCGATTCGGGCCGCATTTGCGAGTATTGGAATTGAACTGAAAGGAGCTGTTATACGAGATGCTCCCCAGCCCCTCCGAATCGTTGCCTCAAATATTACGAGATGTACTCCTACAATATTTGAGGGGTCTGTGCCTATTCTGGACGCTCTTCGTGCCTCATGCGCCCTTCCAGGTATCTTTCATCCTCATGTAATCTACGATAGTGCATATGTCGATGGCTGTTTGTACGTTTCATCTATGTTTGATGCCGTTCCATCCCATCTGCAAGAAACAGCTCTCTTTATAAATCTTGGACGTCGTAATCGCGGTATTTCTCCTGATATGATTGGAAAGCTAACGCCATTCAAATATACAGAAATGCTATACCAGGGATGCTCACAACTTCGCTTAAAGACCACTCTCACGTCAAACACGGTAATCCTTTACAATGAAACTGTAGATTCAATGGACGCACTAACTACTGAACAACAACAGGCTCTCATAGAGTCCGGTGCACAGCAGTTATGTGCTTTCTGGACCAAGCGTGTTGATTAGCCAAGTCTTGATACGCGCTGCTTTGAATGCACCCTCATAGTGAACTATGCTTGATGAAGTTACCAGTACCAATGCTGGGTACGCATCGATGCCATACCGGGCTGTTTCAGTCTTGCTACTGTCTCCATCAAATGCTTCAAAATCAACTGTCTTTCCACCGTAGACCCGCTTCATTGTTTTCAGAGATTGCCACTCAGGAAGAGCATTGCGAGAGTGAGGACACCATGTTGTATAGAAGAACAGCAATCGAGCCGACTCTGGATCTGATCCGGGAATCGCTGGATCTGCGGTTGCAGAGTATTCAACGATGGTACTGCCGGGATAGAACCCCCGCATATACCGATACCAGCCTATAAAGACTATAACAAATACTACAGCCATGCCAATTGGCAAGAGTACTCCTTCCATTACTCAGGTGCTACATTTAGTAGACGCGCAATACGTCGCTCCGATTCATACCACGCACGATATGCTCCAGGAGTCTGTTTCAGTTTCAACCAGGCAATGTCAGCAACCTGACGCTCCGGCTCGTATAGTCGGGGGCGTACGGTATACCACGTGTCTCTAAATCGTACCACTCGCATACTCTGTACAAGACTGCTCATTTAAAGCTGTTTCCAGGTTCAGATGCAACTGTGTACCCCCAACACTTCCACGAAACTCGTCTGTATCGCTTTGACCACTCGGTGAATGTATAAACATTGCTCATTGAAAGATTACACCGCGAACACACTGGAATCAGATTATCGATAGTAGTATTCCCTCCCTTACTTTCTGGAATGTTATGACCCACTTGAAAGTCGAACACGGTTATTCTGTTTTTGCACCAAGACGTTGGACACAACGCACTAAACTTGGGGCCTACATGAGATAACCACACTTGCTCACGCAGAGCCTTGGGGATCTTGGCTTTCATTATAAAACTCAGACGCGAATGTGTAAGTTTACGCGGGGAAGCCAACCAGGTTCGCGCCGATACCGAAACCAGCACCTGTCCGGGCCGAGGCGCCGACAGAGGGGGCGTAGATATCAAGAATGGCAAAGGTGGCAAGGGCGACCAGAGCAATCATGCCGACCTCACCCATCTTGAGAGTCTTCCCAGGGAGGATAAAGGCGGCGATCGCGACGGCAAGGCCCTCGAGGGCATACTTAACCGCACGAGTTACAAGGTCGCCAACATTGAACATGGGGGGAGGCGTGGGCTTCGGCTTGGAGTCCATGGTTTATACTTGCCTTGGGAGAAATTTTAACCAAGGAGTCCTGTGCTGCATCCTCCAAGTGCAAAAACAACAACTGCATAGAACACTCCAGCGTGAATAGCTGCTGCTAGGATTGACGTGCGACCCGAAAAGAAGGCAGGAGGCAGAAAGGGAGGAATCGTTAGAAGGACGCCCGGAGAGAGGAGGAAGAAGAGAGCCGTGAGAACCAACGGAGATGCGCCCATTTTGTTAGTTTGCGTATAAAAGACTTTCAGCAAAGCGAATCCATAAGAGTATAGATGCCTCGTGAGACACTCCCTAAGGTTGATGATGATGGTGCCGTTGTTGATTACCTCGAGGAGGACCCGGAGATCCCTACCCAGCGCTACGTGATTTTGTCTTTCCTATCGCCCGAGAAGGTGATCAAGCAGAAGGAGCACTTCATGTTTGAGAAGTTCGTGCAGTGGATGGACTATGACTGGAAGATCAAGGGCATGGAGAAGTTTGTAGACTTCCTTTCCAAGAAGTACACTCTAAAGATCGATGATCTGATGAAGGATGCCCAGGAGTTTGCCAAGGTGCACAATGCAGACATCAAGAAGACGGATGTTCCCGAGCAGTACCAGGTCTTCCTCCTGAAGAACGAGAAGGATCTGCAGGACGAGTTCAATGCCAAGGTTGACTTCCGCAGTAATGTTCGTGGCGTCAAGGTTCGCCGCGCGTTTGCTAATGTTGAGGAGGCGCAGATGTTCTGCAAGGTGCTTCAGCGCAAGTACCCCAAGGACAACATCTATCTTGGCAAGATGGGCTGTTGGCTCCCGTGGGATCCCTCTGAGCACGTGATGCCCGAGGTCGAGTATGCCGAGAAGGAGTTGAACGAGATGATGCGCAAGTATAAGGAGGGAGAGGTCAATAAGGAGATGTTCTTTGCAGAGCAGCGCGAGGACTCCATCAAGGCTCAGAAGGAGGAGAACGAGCGTCGCAAGAAGGCAAACGAGGCTGAGAAGAGGCAACTAGAAGATGCATCGAAGCCCGTTCATCCGACGGAGGGGGCTCTACGCGAGTAATCACTTCCGCTTGTCTTCCTTTTGAACCCAAACGGACGGTCCCTTCCGTTTCTGGTTTGCAGCAGACATAACATCATCAACTGCCAACATGGCAGAGATAAATGGCTTGTTATTCACCCAGAGTGACGAGTCGCACATATGGAAGGGCGGGTGATCCTGTGCCTTATACCAATATACCTGATCTTCAAGGCGGTTCGACTGAACCCCGTTGCAGATTACCATGCACTCGTAGTTTTCCGTACATTGATCCATGAATTGACAGAAGAGATCAAAGGTAGGAAACATGCCCGAATAGTTATCGTAGATACGCTTTCGGTTGTTCAGGATGTTCTCACGCAGAATGAAGACGAAATCAACGTTTGTACGCAGATTCGGAGTGATACCAAGCGGGTACTGCATAGTAATGATGGTCATCAGATCAATGTGACGGCCGTTCATAAACACATACCGTGTGGACTCCTGCTGAATCCATGATGCGTCATACAAACAGTCGTCCAAAATTAGGAATGCGCGGGGGTCCAGGGATGAATGCCCTCCGTGAGCGGTCTTGTCGTTATTACGAGCCTGTTTGACCTGCAACTGGCGCTTGATGGTAGCCATGACAATCTCAGGAGTATACTTGTCGTGAATGAATCGAGAAGGAATCATGTGTTGGAAAAACTCGTTAGCAACCTCTGTACCTGAAATGACTGTCCCCACTGGAAAGCACCTCTGAGTATTGAACAGAATATCGCGAACCAAGAAGGACTTCCCCGTATCCTTCTTTCCTATAACGACTATCATGGGGGACTTGCGTGAATCAATTTCAGTTCTCTCGACTAGCATATTCATGTCAAACTTCTGTAGCGTAAAGTTCGCCATTCCTTTGTCTGACAACCTACATAATCCATGGTGAAAGACCTACGAACCAGGCCCATTAGCCTCAAGGTTGGAAAGTGCACTCAGCTTACTGCATTCGAGGAGGCGAAGTGGGGTCTCTACCAAACGCAGACCTTTTTGCCATCCTTGGAAGTTCTGTTCAAAACAGATGTTCTACAGAATACCTCAACCTACGGAATTCGGCTTGCAGACCCCATACAGTCAGTGGTATCTGAAACTACCATTCAAACTGCTTCTGGGAAAACTATAGAAATTCATCGAAAGACAACCAGTATTCTGAATCCCTTTCGGTGGATGCGGGGTGACTACGGTTCGCTTGGCCTTCCAACGTCCACAGAAGTATCTGCTGAGATTACTGAGAAGATACAAAGCCCCCATACTGCTGCATATGTTGGAGCACTTGCAAGTGTGGTTCTTTCAGAGAGCGACTGTCCCAATTTCCCAAAGGTTTATGGAGTGTACTGTGGAATGGCAAAGTTATTCTCATTCGATGTGTCAGGAGACTATGAAGACCTGACAGACCGCCCCTGGTTCCTTCAGAATATCGGAAAGGCATTTAATCTGCGTATGCGTTCCTCCGTGGGATCCCCACAGTTTCAACATACTCGCGAGACGCGTCCCAAGCTTGTTACTGGAGATGATATCGTTCTAGATGGTGTCACCGACTTAGCAGATGATCACCATTCAACTCCGAGTGCAACTTCTATTGTAGAGGATGTTGAACCTGAACCCGAGGGAGAATCCGATGACGATTTGAGCACTGCGTCAACCGATGATGTATTTGCTATTGAATCGTGCGACTGTTCGAGCGATGGAAGTTTCTGTGAAGACGACGGGGACGAAGATGAACCCTTTGCGTGGGCTGATATTCCTAATATCCCCGTGGTCTCGACTGTAATGGAAACGTGTACCGGAACTCTCTACAAGCTTCTGAAGAAGACGGATCGGGCACACCATCTAGCATTCTTTGCACAGATCGTCCTAGCACTCGCGTATGCTCAGCGAACGTTTGGACTCACGCACAATGATCTGCATGGCAACAATATCATGTATATTCCAACGGCACTCGAATTTGTAACCTATAGCCTAGAGGGTGTCCTGTATAGAATACCGACTCACGGCTACCTCATGAAGATCATCGACTTTGACCGCGCGATCTTTCAGATTCGCCTTCAGAAGATGCGGGAACCCAAGACGTTCATGAGTGACCAGTTTCGAGAGGATGAGGAGGCCGGTGGGCAGTATAACATGGAACCCTTCTATACTCAGAAGCAACCAGAGTACAAGGCAAATCCGTCGTTTGATCTAGTGCGCCTTGCAACCTCAATGTTCTGGGACATGTTTCCAGAGGGTCCAGGAACGTCAGATCACCCGCTTCATGCTATTCTTATTCGCTGGATGACGTTGCCCGATCAGACGTCGATTCTGTTTGGAAAGGAGAACCCTAAGCACGATAGGTACCATGGATTTGATCAATATAAGGCTATCGCGAGGTACTGCAAGGATACCGCAGTGCCTCGGAAAGAAACGTTTTTGAGTGCCTTCAAGATTGAGAAGCTCTCGTTAGGTGAAATAGTGGTTGTTATAGAATCCTAAAAGCTAGGCTTTCCAACGAACATGTCCTGAGCACTCTCTGTTACCGCAGACACTGCTTCGGTTACAGACTCAGACTGCAGGGCGAATACAATACCGCCCGTTACGATTGCAGAAAATGAGGAGATCTTTGCAAGAATGCCTAGGTCAATGGGCTCTCCACGACTCTTTCGGTCTACAACATACAGTATGATCGCTGCGACTACAACGATACCTACAATAACTAAACCAGTGTGCATCCTTTGTTCCGCAATGTGAATCTAAATCAGACTTCTCAAACGAACTAAAGCTTCACTTCGAGCGTATCTAGATTGACCTCTTGCGTATCCTCCTCCTCGGTGACTCCAAGATCCACACCTACAAGCTCATCTCCAAGGGAGATTGCCGGGCGCTCGGAGTGGCTGCCGGTCTCGTCTTCATCATCATCATCATCTCCGAAGGACACACCCTTGTCAGAAGGAGGGGCACGTACTGGCTCGGGTTCCGGCTCGGGACTCTGAAAGTATGCACGAGAAATCTCCTTCCAAGGGATGAATGCGTTGATAACATCTGACATGCACTTATCCAGCATTGTCTCGATATCACGGCGGTTTCGTGCCTGTACTTCGTTGGAAACACCGTGTGTCTTGAATAGGTATGCTGACTTCCATGCAGCACGGGCCCCGTGCTTGTAGAACTCGTGTACAAACTTGGCAACTGTGGGGCGCTCAAAGTCCAGGTTGATTCTCTGAGAATCACCTCGGTACTGCAGACTTGCAAATGCACGAATATATGCAAGAAAGACACCCATAAGCAGATCATCAAGATACTCGCACTTCGATGATGCCACAATGCGATCAACCTCTTCTGCGAGAGTCTCGTCGGACCATGTAGGTACTTGGGTAAGTAGATTCTGAAACGTACGAAGTGTCTGATCAATCTGTTCGTTACGCTCACAGAGCTGACGTGCATTGTCGTATAAACTCCACAGGCCATCTGCTACCGGGGGGACCATCGTCTGCGACAGATGTTCCTTCAGGTTTAGCTTTACAAACTCTGCACTTGACATTTATAGTTGTGGGTGGAAAGACGATCTATATATTTACGCGATCATCCAAAGGATACTATAATGCCCAGAATAGGCGTATGCATGATCGTAAAAAATGAGGCTCATGTTATTCGTGAATCGTTAACATGTGTCTTACCACTGATTGAGACATATTGCATAGTTGATACGGGATCTACTGATGACACTATCCAAGTGATTCGGAACTTCTTTGACGAAACCAACATCCAGGGAGAAGTCCATGAACGTCCATGGAAGGATTTTGGAACAAATCGGTCTGAAGCACTTGCTCTCTGTGATGGAAAGATGGATTACATACTCGTGATTGATGCCGATGATCTCATGACATTCCCAAGTAATGGGCGTGAACTACTTAACCAAATAGTGTCGACCAACCCATCGAATGTCATGGTAGATATTCGTATGGGTAATCTTTGCTGGAGACGATCTCAGATTTTTAAGGCAAACGATGGGTGGAAATATGTTGGAGTATTACACGAATATGCAACAAATGGCAAGGTATGCCAGACAGTGTATCTTCCGGAATTTCAGATGGAAGGTCGTCATTTAGGGGGTCGCCATAAAGAAGGAAATCATGTGCTTCGCGATATTGCGACACTCGAACAGGGACTCTTAGATGAGCCGACAAATGGGCGATACATGTTCTATCTTGCGCAGTCATACCGAGACAACAAAAATACACCAAAGGCAATTGAATGGTATACCCGACGATTCGAACACGGGGGGTGGTATGAAGAAACATATGTAGCAGGAATGAATATTGTACGTTTGACCAACAGCAAAGAATGGGCATGGAAAGCTCATCAGTCCAACCCTAAACGGATAGAATGCCTGGTTTCATATATGGCGCACTGTCGGGCAACTAACAAGTGGTCTCGTGAACTTTATGCAATGGCTTTGTATGCAACGACTATTCCCAAACCAACCGACCAGATTCTATTTCTAGAAAACGATATCTATGATTGGAAGGTCTGGGACGAGTTTTCGATTATAGCATACTATACCGAGCACTACGACGAGTCCTATCGGGCATGTTTGAAGTTACTTGAAAATCCGAGGGTTCCTGTTGCTCAACTAGAGCGTATTCGTGCAAACTCATTATTCAGTTGTACAAAGATCGCCAAGTCTCATTCTTCTTAGGAGAACACTCCTGCAAGATATACCGTGCCAGTTCCTCGGTTATGGTGCAGGGATACTCGATATCCCGACCGAACTTGTATGACTTGCGTGTTTCAGAGTCGGATATCCGCAGGAGGTTGATGCGTGTCGTCAGCATTTCAATTGAACGAATCAGGTTACGAACCCCCTCCTCTTCCGACGAGTATTCTTCAATTAGATACTTTAGAGCCTCCTTGGATAACATGAGTTCTCCTGCCTTGAAGTTGAGTTGTTCTAGCATCCCGGGCCAGATATGACTAGTGACTATGGCAGTCTTGTCCTCCAGTGTATACCCAGAGCAGTTTATCACCTGCAGACGATCCTTCAGAATCGGGTGGATCTTTGATTCGTCGTTAAACGAGAACACGAACAGACACTGCGAGAGATCGAAATCGACTCCCGCAAAGTACTTGTCGTGAAACTGAGAGTTTTGAGTGCGATCCGTTAGGTGGATCAGCATTCCTACAATCTCCTCTCCGTGAGGCGTTGTAGAGATCTTGTCCAGCTCGTCAAAGTAGAGGACCGGGTTCATGCAACGTGACTGCATGAGAGACTCTGCGATGCGACCACACATGGATCCCTCATATGTGAACGAGTGCCCAACAAAGGTTGCTGCATCGGATGCTCCTCCGAGCGAGAAGAACTGAAACGGCCGCTGTAGCACAGCAGAGATACCGTTACGAGCAAAGCTAGTCTTTCCGACTCCCATGGGACCCTTCATAGCGATGACATTTCCTGTCGATTTAGGGTTGGTAATCCACTGTGCCAGTATCTGCATGATCTGAGTCTTTGCAGGGGTCATTCCGTAAACAGCCTTGTCCATGGTGAGACGCGCATTCCTGATAAATGTGGAACAAGACTCTGCGCCATCCTCAAACTTGACCGGAAGAGGGATTGTTACTCCAAAGGGGATGCGCATGAAGTTGTCAATCCAGTTACGTTGCTTGTACTGCTCCGATGGGTCCATTCCGTCTAGTGCATCGATCTTTTTGATGACGTCTGCCTTCACTTGATCGGGCACTGGAAGATCAAGGATTCGGAACTTAGGAGGGACGTCCCCCGACAGTGACAGCGATGTCAGAGCCTTCATCTTGGAGTTTAACTCCCGCTTCTTGGCGCGAGAAAGGACATCAAAGTATTCCCGCTCTCCGTCCGTCAGCTCCATGTGAGATGACAGTTCGTCCTTCTTGATGTGCTCCACAAACTCGTCTTCCGAGTCTTCATCAACGCTGGTCCGGATTATGAAGTCAATGCTGCGAGTTCTGCGAGGAATCTTGATCGTGATCTCTTCCTCCATCTTCTCTTCCGATTCGTAATCGGAATCATCATCATCTTCATCATCGTGGGGAGTCATGGTATCGTCCTTTATCCAGAGAACTCCCTCCTTGCGCTCACGAAGATTATAACGACCCATCATCTTGCTGCCCCTACAGAGAATAATTTGAGCGCATTCATTTTCAGACCGTCTAATAATGGAGTCTATCGAGAAAGCGGTAGAAATAGCCGAGGATCGTAATGCAAGGCGTGAAGCTCGTAATCCAGAAATACGACGTGCAGTCGATATTGTTTACAAATTTATGCAGCACGAGGACGTTCTGTCCTACGGAGGGACTGCTATAAACAATCTACTTCCTGTAGAGGATCAGTTCTACGACAGAAAGGCAAGTATACCAGATTATGACATGTTTTCGGAGACACCTCAACTGCATTCCATGATACTCTCCGATCAACTCAAGGAGGCGGGTATCCATGATGTAGAAGTTCGTCCTGGAGTACACCTTGGTACCTTCAAGGTATTTGCGAACTACACCGGGGTTGCTGATTTCACGTTCTTGAACTCAGAACTGTTTGACTCAATGTGGGAAGATGCAGTCGAAAAGGACAAGGTTATGTATACCAATCCTAACTTCCTACGCATGTCAATGTATCTGGAGTTATCCCGTCCTCGCGGAGACGTGTCAAGGTGGACCAAGGTGTACAAACGTCTGCAACTTCTGAATGATGCGTTTCCCATAGAGTGCCGTCGTTCTGAGGGAGAAGACGACGTTCTAAAAGATCCGGCGGACATGGAAGCATTCCTCGAAGATAACAACGCCGTAATCCTCGGTCTTCACGCATCTCAGGTTCACGAGAATAAGGTACGCGCGTGGGATCTTCCTATTGACCTCCTAGTGGTTCCCCGCGAACGGGATACAATTGTTAAAAAGTTAGTAGAGCTATTCAATGGAAAATCTGAATCACGCCCTGCTATTGGAGAATTTGTTAGTGAACATACCGATATCCTGAAGAAGGGACGTCTTATTGTGCGCGTATTTGAAACTCAGGCGTGTCACAGTTATCATATTTTGCAAGATGGTACCAAGATCGCGTCAATTCCGACAATTCTTCAGTTCTTTATGTCATTTCTGTATGCAGACAAGAAGACGAAGAAGGAGCTAGATGTAAACAGACTTTTGTGTGTGGCACAGCGTCTTATCGATATTGCGGATACCACGAAGCACGGACGACGATTCAAACTATTGACTCCATTAGAGTGTCTTGGAGAGCAAGAGACTCTAACAGACGTGCGAACTACAAAAGCAAAGATGTATGTTGAAATGTCGAAGAAGCGGGATTCCCCGGAGTTCCTGAAGTACTTTTTCACATATAATCCATCAAGATTCAGCAATACTCAAAAACAGAAACTGCGAAATGCTCTGAAAAGGACCTACCGAAACAGGCGAGTGTAATTACTCTACGGATCATCGTTATCAATGGTTCCTAGTGCTATACCCACACCAATAGTTGCATTTGTCGGGCTTGATAGAGTTACAGTGAATTCTTTGTCGTCTTCAACATCAGTGTTACCATCAACCTCTACAACCAGGGATTTAGTGGTATCACCTGCTCCAAACGTTACTACACCTTGAGGAAAGCTACCTCCAAAGTCCGATCCAGTAGCGGCTATAGTTCCCGGTATGGTTGTCGAACCGGTAACCGTCCATATAACGGAACAAGGTATGCTACTACCAGTGCGTGTTACTGTATATTCATATGTCGTTGTGTCTCCGGTGCCTCCCTCCTGGTGACTTATAATCGAAGGAGACAGATCCAGAACCGGAAACGGAACCCCGCACGGTTCTCCGCACTCTCTCGCACCCAATAGAAAGGTTAGATAGCTCCCAGTTGAATTGGGAACATGGTTTGCCTTTCCCCTCTCGTAATCTCTGTATAGGAGTTGCCTCTTGAGTTGAAGTGTATAATCCTGCGCGTCTCGAATGTACTCAGTTGTCACTCCTGTGGCCCCTCCCGAGGAACTCATTTATATCATACAAACAAAAGATGCGCTCTTGGATTATGACCATACTAGGAGCACTTCTAGCCACGCTCTTGTGGCATACAGCCCAACGAATTCACGAAGGATTCGAAGTTGATTCCGGACCGACTCCAACTCGAGAGGATTTTGCAAAGAAATTCAGTCAGTTTACAGATGCCATGAAGGGAGCTGGAAAGACACTAGATGTGTCTGATAGTTTAACGCTGAACGTTGCGATTCAAGAAGCTGCCAAGCGGGGAGACTTCGGACAGGCTGGTCTACAGGTGGATAGTTTTGCGATGAAGTATCTTTCTACAAAGGACCGCGTTGATGTCCTAACGGATCTCGTTGCAGATGCTCGTACAAGACTGGGGTCTATGGAAGCCAGTCTTGCGGATAGTAAGAAAAAGGGTCAAGAGATGGCCGACAAAGCAAAAGCTATTGCAGATCCCTCAACACTGCCTGATGTCCTTTAGAACCTACCAAGGTACCATGTTGTATCAAAGTAGGGAGGCAGAGGAATCTTACTCTTCGTTGTGTCCTCATACGGGGCCACAGCCATCAGACGAGATACCTCACCCTGGTCTAACGCGTAGCGATGGTACGTAAGGGTACCTATTTGTCCTGCCCAACCACCTGCGGGAGCCACAAAGACAGAACCCTTGTTCTGCCGAGGAAGCTTTGCAAGTGAATGGTAGACCCGCAGTATACCATCAATGTATACATTAACAGCGTTCTGGTCTATTACAACCACAAAGTGAATCCACTTCCGAGCGGGTAGATTAGGAATTTGAAGAGTCTCTGTATCGCCATATGTATTGACCTTCAGTATCATGGCATTGCTAGTTGCATCGAGATAGAGTCCAGGGCACTCGCTGCTAGAATCAGCCGAACCCTTATTGAAAATACACCTCAAACTTCCCTGGCGATACATCCAGTCTTCGATTAGAAGCCAACCCGAGTACGAAAATACCATTCCCTCCTTCTCATTCAGTGAGAGGGGCACCGGATCCTTTACAGTCTTAGGACTACGAGCGTCCATAATCGGTCCGACAATTGTAACCGTTGTAGGCGTTGATATACTTCCACCACTCTGAAAGTAGCGGATCACTACATACAGTATGAAGGCCACCAAAATCAGTATAATGACAATTGATGCCAACATATTGTTCATCTGCTAGAAAGAAGCTTGAGAAACCCTAGCCTGGATGATGTTACAAGCATCTTACGTCGTTCGTACGTTCGACTATCTTCTAAGTGATACACCTGGTTTCGCATATACAATGCATCAAGTGCAGCTCCTGCAAGAGGGTGTTCGTGTTGTATCAGCACCTCTGAAATAATCGTGCATCGCTTCGGATTCGCACGACACCAATCGGTTACCTCGTTGTCACAGAAAAATGACTTATATGCCGGATGATACATGTACCCCCATGATCTATACCGGTTTCGACCAAATATATTGAGGGTATTAAGGTGACCGTTTTGCAACCCATCGTAGATCCAAACAACGTGATCAGATGTCTTCATACCCCGTCGAATTCGAGTATCATACCCTTTGATCCGAGGGATCATATCGTCGCTAACTAGAACTACAATATCCCATTCCCAATCAACCTTTTCGATATCAGCATTACAAGCCTCTATCTTTGTCTTGCTGTGTCCGAAACACACCTTCTTCCAAGAAACATTAGGAAGGTCTGCTTCTGTAAACCCTCGCATAGATGTATCATCGACATCTGCGCTAACAAGAATTCCCATTTGTTCGGGATGGTCTGCAAGATCAACCCATTTCCGTATTGTAGAAAGAAACTTCTCCCGCCGCCCCCGCGTTGGACACTTTAGGAGGATACGCATTGTATTTTAGTACACAAACTCCTTAACCTTCTTTCCAGTCTTGTCAAATATACCGAACTTTGTGGTGTATCCAAACAGATTACCCGTGAGTCCCGAATCAGAATCATCCTGGATCGACGAACAAGGAGTACCTGCGGTGTAAAATGCAGTTGCGTCATTGGGAACCAACATCTTGGCGTAGCTCATCACGTCACATACACTACCCGAGAATCCGCCACCAGGACCCACTTCGATGTCTCCTGCGATGGGGCGGGGAACTCCAGGAAGAACGCACGACTTAACAAGCTTACCGTTGATATAGATGTCGACGTTGCGCTGGAAGACAGTCACTGAAACAGAAAACCACGCCTGAAGCGGGACGTTTTCAACCTTGCAGGTAAAACTGTCTCCCGTGGCACTCCCACCCTGGTTTGCGGGAGCAGGAGTACTCTTCTGTACGGAGTTCGGGTCGCTGGGAAAGAGAGATATCTTGACATTCAGAGTATTGTCGTTGGGAGAAAGACTGACTTGGGGCCCAAAGGCTCCCTTCATGGAAGGGTCGATACGCTGGAGAACCACCTTATCCTCCCCGAACCGATAGTCCCAGTCCTTTATGAACATCCAGAACTGTACACCGTAGTCCTGTACCCCGGCCGGGATCGCGGCTCCTGAGATAACCGACTTTGTCTTTCCAGGATACGGTGTAGATGTTGTGGTAAGCCTTGCGAGCACAGGGTTCCACGAGCCACTCGCCTTGTTCGTTGCATACCAATAGACTCCGTAGATCAGACCACCCACTACCACAAGACCGAGGAATCCATATAGGTATGTCTTCCATGATGACGAGGTAGTCGTCGGCGCTGCAAAAAGAGACGTAGGAGCCGATGGTAGAATTGAGTCCATTTGTATTGACTCTGGAAAAATGGACATAGGAGTATGCCACCATAGTAGAGTAGATGTATTGCAACAACTGTGGATTACGAGGCCATGTCTTTCGAGACTGTTTGGACCCAGTGGTCTCTTGCGGTATTATGCTTATTCGAGGGTCAGCGAACCTCCCCATGGATCCTACTCAATGTAGCATCCTAATGATTCGCCGTAAGGACAGCATGTCTTTTACGGAGTTTCTACGGGGAAAGTACAGTACCCATCCTCCAGAGTATCTCGGAGTGCTCTTGTCCAACATGACACAGCCCGAGCAGCAGATGATTCGGACTCAGCCGTTTGATACCCTATGGACGCGCTTATGGGGGTATGGAGTTGAGCACCATTATAACGAGTATCCTCAGGCACGTCATCAGTTTGAGATGCTAGACATTAACGCTCTTCTGGATACGTATCCATCAATATATACCGAACCGGAGTGGGGGTTTCCCAAGGGAAGACGTGTGAGGTGCGAAACTGATATCGAGTGTGCAACTCGAGAGTTCTTTGAAGAGACAAACATTCCCCGAGATTCCTATGCAATTCTAAAGGGGGTTGTTGTTTCCGAGACGTTTCGAGGAACCAACGGTGTTATGTACAAGCATATCTACCATGTGGCGATCGTAACAGATGCGTCGAAAATCCAGTTGGATCAGAAGTTCACAACAATGCAACGAAGGGAAATCTCGGCGATCTCATGGAAGAGTCTGGAGGAGTGCTCTCAGCTCTCGCGACCCCACTATGTTGACCGGGCTCGTATTCTTTCCGAATTGAAAGACATTCTGTTAACCTTTGAAACTCACGCGATGACTATAGAACAGTAATTGCCTGTATAGATACAATGGAGGTAAAGTGGATTCTAGCGGTAGGCGTATCGTTTCTCGTTCTTTTTGCGGGAGGACTCATTCTATGTTTGGGTTCTACGTTTTTCATGTGTGAAAAGATTGATATCATGGCATCACTAAAAGAGTCTGCGCTGTTTGCAGTGTTTCCTGCATTGGTTCCAATACTGACACACTTTGTACCAGCAGTATTGGCTCCGTTTGAGAATGTGCTTCGAGACACTTTTGGTGTGTCTCCGGAGAAGGCTCCGATCCTTGGTCTAGGATACATTATGATGTTGATTGCTTGGATTACCGGGGCCCGTGCCGTTGGTGAAATTCAAAAGACAGTCTGTATTCCAACAGTGGATGAAGTTGCAGCGTTCAAGGCACACTTTCAATCAAAGGCGGCAAAGAGTGATGCAAAAGAGGAAGCTCGAAAGACTACTTAAACCGAGTCATATACGTCGTTATCGCGTAAGAGACCACGGCTAGGATAAAGATCCACCACCACAGAGGAAATACTGTCGAGTCGCGATTTGAGGTTCCAAACGGACGTACTCGCCCCTCCATACCAAACGCTACGGAGGGACGGATGTGTAGAAATGTTGCCACCAACACCAAATAGATAGTAACCATCCAAATTTTACGGTTCCGGAAGAAAGGCTCCATTATCAAATCGCACCGAAAAACAATGGCATTTGTTCTGCCTAACCGGAAAGCGTTCGCAGACCATGTTGCCAGAATCTTCCTGAAATACCGAAAGATCGACAAAGACCCCCTTGATGAGGCTGATACAGAAGCTGACCTGTGTGCGCGTCAAGGTGATATGTCGAAGGGCACTGGAAAGCTATTCCCCTACCAAGAATTAGTTAGGGACTATCTCGCGATCGAGTCTCCCTATCGAGGCCTTTTACTTTACCACGGGCTGGGATCTGGAAAGACGTGTTCTGCTATAGCTGTAGCCGAGGCGCTCCTAAGTCAGAAGAAGGTGATCATCATGTTACCCGCGTCTCTCCAAGATAACTTTCGAGGGGAGATTCGCAAGTGTGGAGACCCCATTTTTCGCAGAGAGAACAACTGGCAGGAACGTATTATCCGTAGCGATGCAGATCGAGAGGATGCTCGAGCCCTGGGAATCTCAGATACCTTTCTCGGAAGGACTGCCGGTCGTTTCTTTGTAACACAACCCGGCCAGCCGTCTAACTTTGCTACGTTACCCGTAGACGTCCAGAAACTGATAGACTCCCAAATTGGAGATATAATCGATAAGCGGTTCTCGTTTATCAACTACAACGGTCTCACGCGCGATGCTGTGAATAAGCTTCTTGCAGAGGGAAACCCATTCGAGAACTCGGTTGTCATAATAGATGAGGCACATAACTTGATTAGTCGGGTTGCTAACAAGTCTGAGATCATGACTCCGGTTTACAATTCTATCATGAAGTCTCCCACTACGAAGGTTGTTGCTCTTTCAGGAACCCCGGTTATAAACTCTCCTCGAGAGGTAGCTCTTCTTATGAATTTGCTCCGTGGAACCATCGAGCGCATCGTAATTCCTCTAAAGGCCGCAACCTGGGATGAAATGAAGATGCTGGGCGTATTCCGCGGTATACCTGAGGTTGATGGTATCGAGTTCAATGCAGTCAAGAAGGCTGTCATGGTAACCCGTAATCCTCCGCACTTTCGTAGCATATACAACGAGAAGGGAGATCGTATCTCAGTCCAATATGTGAAAGATATGGAGTTTGCTAAGGATCCTCTTGCATGGGTTCAGAAATTACAGGCCCGTCTGGAGACCGAACTTCCCGGAGTGGAACTTCAAGTTGAGCGTACGACTGTCGACGAGCTAGAATGTCTTCCGTCAGATCCTGCTGAATTTGACGGGCTGTTTCGCGATGGGCTGAACATCAAGAATCCTCTGCTATTTATGCGTCGCGTTCAGGGGCTCGTTTCCTACTTCAAGGGGGCAGATGAACGAATGCTTCCTAAGCGCGTCGAAGATGACAAGATGCTTGAAAAGGTATTGATGTCGGGTGAACAGCTTGGAGCATACCTACAAACTCGATTTGAAGAAATTCAACGAGATGCCAAGAAACGGTCCCTAAACGACGACGGTGGAACATATCGTGTTGGAACCCGTCTCATTTGCGACTTTACAGTGCCAAGCGAACTTCGTGATACTACAGAGGCTACAGCGCAGGACGAGAATACAGTTCCTGACAAGAAGGACATTCTTGAGAAACTGCGAATGCAATCCGATAAGTATCTCACGGAAGAAGCTCTTGCAAAGTGGAGCCCTAAGATGCTCAAGATGTTGCGTAACCTAAAAGACAGTGCCGGAGATAGTCGCAAGAGTCAGTTTGTGTACTCGCAGTACCGTTCTCTGGAAGGACTCGGAGTGTTTTCAGCAATATTAGAGGCACACGGGTTTCAGAGGTATCGTATCACAAACGAGGGGGGTCAGTGGAAGGAGGATCCTGGAATGGAAGACAAGCCATCCTACGCATTCTACACTGGAGAGGAAAACAAGGATGAGCGCGAATTTATGCGTCAGATCTTCAACGGGAACTACACAGATACATTTCCTCAGTCTCTGAAAGATAGTATCACTTCGCGTGGAAAGAAGCTACTTTGCGTTCTCCTAGCATCTCGCTCTGGTGCTGAGGGTATCACCCTTGCAAACGTCCGCCACGTGCATATCATGGAACCCCACTGGAATCCTGCTGTAACCGAGCAGGTAATTGGTCGCGCTATTCGTATCTGCAGTCACGCAAGTCTGCCCATTGCAGAACGAACGGTTCGTATCTCCTACTACCTTTCTGTGATTCCCGAGAGCGCCCGTACAGGAACGGACAACAATCTTGTGTTTATTCGGCGGACGGATATGGAGATAAAGCGTTACGATGGAGAGCCTCAGGAGACCTTCATGAGCACGGACGAGCACCTTTACGAGATATCCTATGAAAAGGCAGAACTAGCAAAGCGTATCACCGTGCTACTCAAACAGGCGGCTGTTGACTGCGAGATTCACCGTAAGCTTCACATGAAGAACGAGCCGAACCTGGTGTGTATGCGATTTGATTCTAGTGTAGCCGGTGAGGATCTAGCGTATACCCCAGGTATACTGTCGGATGAACGCGATGTGACTTATCTAAAGAATAAGACACGTCGGGCACGTACGCTCGAACGAATTCAGGTAAAGGGATGCTTGATGTTGAGAGATCCTATAACCAAGGATATCTTTGATGCATCTGCATTTGACGACAAGCAGCGTCTTCTAAAACTTGGAAAGCAGATTTCCGAGAAACAGATTCAATGGATTATTTCGTCTCCGTGCTCATCGTAAGAATATCCTCGAGTAGGTCTTCACATACCCCAGCCCAGCTTGGGAACACCTTCTTGGAAATTACGTCGACTAGCTGGTCACGGTGTTGAATGATATCAAGCATACCCTGCGTAACAGCCTCCGCAGTCGTAACCTGGCCGAACAGACCCAGCGGCATTCCTTGAGAATGATATAGGCGCTGTGTTGCCGGAATTACAACCGCACATCCCTCTAGGAACTCGTAGCTTCCCACGGATGTCACAAGTTGAGGAGCACCAGTCTGAAGGTGCTCAAGCTGACAGAGACCAAACCCCTCACCATCGGATGTATTTACTCCAAAGTCTGCGGCATTATACAGGCGATTGATTGCCTCATCGTTAAAGATCATCTGGCCACCGGTGTCCATCATGATAATGCGGTCTGAAATCTCTGAGATATCAAGGTTCAGAAGCATGGCCTCCGACATGAAAATACGACGAGGATCATAGAAGGGGGAAGTACGCGGATCTAGGCCCGTTGCAAGAATCAAATAGTACGGCTTCGTTGTGTCTTTTGCAAGGAGTCCTACAAATCCGGCGATAGTCAAATCAAGGCGCTTCCGCTCGGTGTTACGGTTACAGTTGAGAAAGACAATTGCATTATCGGGGATACCAACATCTGCTCGAAGTCCCTTCTTGTTCGGAATGGGCTTAAAAAAGTCAGGATCAGCAGCATGTCCTAGCACGTTTACTAGTGCCTCACAACCCCCCGGAAAGTACGACTTGTAGACTGACTTCCATCGCTCAGTGAATGTATAGACACGTTCTGCAGAAGAGTCGATCTTATCCATGATCTGCTGTGCAATACCCATGTATAGCATATCAATGTATACCCACACCTTGAATGGGTCGGTCTTCTTGTACTCCGAGATCTCTAAAAAACGAGATACTACAAGCGGGTCGTTGTAAAAGATAACAAGGCTCGGCATAACTGTGTCGATATACTCGCGGAGCTGCTTGTATCCGAACCCCTCCTCGCGCGGATCCTCCATAGCAGACGCATCGTAAGACACGACTCCCTTGGGAACCTTGCGGAGGTTAGCACGTCCTGGGTGACGCTGAAATCCATAGTGAAAAAGCTTTACAGCTGGTTGAAGGGTTGCAATTTGCTGAATGAGATTATGGGCTACCTTGGAGTATCCAGTTGTCTGGTCTACATGAGTAGATACGAGAAGGACTCGCATTTGAATGAATCTCTGGGCATCAGAGTAAATGCCAATGCAACCCTCCCCGCAAGACATATTGACACGACGCAAACGCAGCGTTGTAAGTAAGAACCCTCCTGCGACAACCACCTCTTCGTCAGTGGTAACTCTTATCGACGTTGCTCGTACTACTCTGGTTACCCCAGCAGTTGCTGGTGGTACGTGGAGCAATCGTATTGTATTGGGAACCACGTGCTGTTCTTGATAAATCCCTCTATTGAATAGACAAATGCCTGGGGGGCTTCTGCAACTCGTGGCAATAGGTGCCCAAAATCAACTCTTGAACGGAAACCCATCGTTCACGTTCTGGAGGACAATGTACAAGAGGTATACTAATTTTGCTATGGAGTCTATACGACTCGAATTTGAGAACAACACTCTGATGTTTCCGACCTCTGGGGGCGCATCAAGCTTTCGATGCAGAGTTAAGCGGGTTACTGACATGCTTCACGACTGCTACATGTGTTTCAATCTCCCCGATATATGGTCTCCATTGTATTCTTCCAGTGGCACGGTTGTTAATAATGCACCGGGGTACGAATTTCAGTGGATTGAGAATATCGGTTACAACTGCATTGATACTGTAGGAATCTATGTCAATGGTGCAAAAATCATGGAAACAACGGGCGAGTGGTTTAAGTTGTACTCCTATCTGACGTATGATCGCAACAAGCGGGACCTTCTAGATTCCATGGTTGGAAATGTACCTGAACTCACAGATCCTCAAAATTCATTTGGACGGATGTTTCAGTATCCACATGCGATTAAGGTTAATCACGAAACATCAGACGTAGCAGTCGAGCCTTCTATACGCGGACGTCAGATTGTGGTTCCTCTGCATTTCTGGTTTTGCGAAAATGCAGGTATGGCACTCCCATTGATTTCACTACAGGGCGGAGAGATAGATATAGTTGTGACTCTTCGCCCAATCTATAGCCTGTTCACCGTTCAAGATGTCAAGGAGAAATACTATGGAGGGCGGGTTCCTGGAAATGGCGTAGATTACCCGATTACTCTCTTTTTGAGTCCTCCAAATCTGGTAGGGGCTCCAACGAATCCGAGTCTAATGAATTGGTTTCCAGATCTTTACATCGAGGCAAACTATGTCTATCTAACAGAGGGAGAACGTGCACAGGTTTCTGCTGCAGATCAGAGTTATATGATCAGAGAGGTTCGTTCGTTTACTGCAACATCCCAATATGGTCCATGTGATATTGATGTCCCCGCGCATAACATGGTAACCCGTATTGTATGGGTAGCACAGCGTAGTGATAGTCTTGCTAACAACGACTACGATAACTATACAAATTGGCAATATCGCAAACGTCGCCCATTGAATAATACAAGTGGAGCCTATAATACGCCTCTACTTTCTGTGACATCCGGTGAATTAGTACCACAATCAACGGCCCAGCCAGATATTCTTGTGGAGTCGACTCTGTTATTGGATGGAAAGGAGAGATTTAATTCAAAGAACAGTGGATACTTTGGGTACATTCAGAAGTACCGTCACTCTACTGGAACGTATCTACCCGGAGTGTACCTGTATTCCTTCTCCCTGAATAACGACCAGACACAACCAAGCGGGGCGCTCAATGCAAGTCTGTTTAATAAGATATCTCTTCGAACCACTCTAGTCCAGCCGTTACCAATCGCAATAACGAATACAAATACTCCTACCGAAGTTTGCGTATACAGAAATACTGTATTCAATTCCAATCCTACAGCGGTACCTGCAAATCTAGCAGTAAACCCTCACGACGTGGTTACTATCATCACACGTGGAAAGGATAATGTGATATACGATTACACGTACGTCGTTACGGTCTATGTAGAATCGTACAACATAATGAGAGTCGTGAGTGGCCTTGCCAATCTTGTCTTTGCATCTTAGTAATGTTGGTAATAAAGGAGGCCACCTATGGAAATGGCCCAAACTATGCAAACGTGACAAAGCACTTGCAGTCTCTGATAACCAATGATTCAATCGACGTCGTTGTGAGTCCGAAGACGATGGGATCAGACCCCAGTGTAGGAAGCGCAAAGAGCCTGTCGGTTACATATATAGTTGACGGTGTTCAAGAACAGAAGACAATTGCAGACGGTAGTACATTTTCAGTGTACACGACTACTCAGAAAGCTGCGAATCCTAGGGCCGAAGTAGGAAAGGCAACGTCATCTCTGTTCAGCACTCTACTTGGAGGTCTCAGCACATTTTTACATTTGCTTGGAGTTGGAATAGCATACAAGGTTGGAACCACCGTTTTTGATCCTATTTTTGGATACGTTCTTACTACGTTTTCTCTTGTAATACCGTACTTCGGACTATGGGGTATACCTATGATAGTCTTCTTGTACCGAATGTTTTCCAGCACCGATCTACCCGGACTCAACTAATCTTCGTATGGTATAAATGCACTTCAGCCTACCCTATATGTTTGCAGGGGTGCTCCTAGGAGTTGTCATATCCTCAGTCATGGCTCCTCCGACTCGCAAGGTTCGCCACACGCCAACTCCGCATGACGAGACAACCTATAAAGTAGAAACAGGTTGCGTCCGAGCCCGGGCTACAGAAGTGCCATGCACGGCGAACACGGACTCGCTCAATCTTCTCGGACTTCAACACAAATGAAGATTCCTCGCGTAGACGTTTCGGCGGTCCTCATGAAGGGGGCTGGATTCTTTAGCTTTCTCATAGGGTTTGGAGTAGCCGTATTGTTCCTTCATCGCCCATATGTCGTCGAATCAATCCTACCAGTCCCACTAGAAAAGCTTGAAATGACCATATCGAAGCATGATGGGAAATGCTACAGGTATCGCGTGGAGGACGCCTCGTGTCATTTCTCGACATCGGTATAAAGATGGAGGACTCAACATCTCTTGATAGTATTCTGCCGCCGCCCCAGGGACCACAGTCTCTGCCGCCGCAGCATCCCATGACAACGTTTCAGCCTATGAACTCGCCGATTCCTGTAAGTTATTCTCCTCAGATTCCCATGCTCAAACATGCGTTTCGCAATCTTTCTCAATACATAGCGTTCTTTCTGGCAGCCTGTCTGATTTCGATGTCGGCACCCCGTAGCCTTCTTCTCCAACACATTCCCAATACGTATACTTCGGGAGGCGTTCCGTCCTGGACGGGGGTCGGTGTTCTTGGAGCAGCCGCCGTTGCAGCATCCTATGTGTTAGCCACTTTGCTAGGTACTCTTGTTTAGTAATAATGAACGCTCTGACTAGAATGGAGTTCAATAAACTTGCACACTATAGAGGCCGCAGTCGTGGATACAAGGAAGATATGATTGCATGTTTGTACCCTCGTATCTTCGTTGGAGCTGGGTGTCAGTTTACAGAAGCAGTTGCAGTGATTGGTGAATTTACTCATGTTATCAACTGTGCATTTCCCGATGATGGTCCAGAGTGGTTTGCCTTGAAAAACCCCGATAAGTATGTTGTTCTCGGAGCAGTAGATGCACTGAATGTGTCAATTCTGTATTGGTATCCTAAGTTCGAAGAGACCATGCTGAGATTCCTACGGGATCCTACTTGTAAGAATGTGTATGTACACTGCCAGTGTGGTATCAACCGGTCGGCCTATCTTGCGATGACATTTGTATGTCGCCGATTTGGATTCCCACTTGCAGAGGTTGCTCGGTCAATGGTATCACAGCGACCATGCTCATTATCGAATCCGGTGTTCTGGACGCAAGTCAGTGCGTTTCTAAAACCTCTCGCATGAGACAATGGCGCTGACGAATAGTGCATGGACAAATTTGAATGCCGCTCGTGATCGTATGATCGGTCCGAGTTACAGTTATATCGATAATGTTCCTCAGACGTCTGATCTTGGAATCGGTGAGGATGGTAATTTTGATCAGATCGCAACTAACGTTCGCGGTGCCTTCAAGTATGTAGACATCATGGGATACACCCAGAATCCACTTGGAGACAGTTATCTCATTGACAGTGGCGGAATGTGTATGAGTCCTTCTGGGAAGCTTGAACCCCGAAAGTCGTTTGTCAGTAATATTCCGAAGGGGGGTGTCCTTGGCAAGGGTCTTGTTGGAGGCGTGATGAATGACGTATTTTCATTGAATCCTATGACATTGTATAAGGCCATTAAAGCCGATGCTACACCCCCGTGTCAGAAGTACAGGTGCCAGGTCACAAATGGCTCAAACGGGGACACTGCATATATAACTCCCGGACTATCTCCAGATTTTGATCCAGGCAAGTGCACTGTTATTCCAGAACCTGCAAATCCCGACGATAAGCTGTCTGCAGAAGTCACTCGTTTATCTAATCGTGTTAACGAGGTCAAACAGCTTGTGGCTACAAATCCAGACAATAAGACGTACAAGACAGAACTTGTCACACTTCAAGGAGATCTTGAAACTGCGCAGACAGACCTAGCAGGAATGAAGGCTAACCGTGCAAAATACGCACAGATGTCAAAGGAGTCATTTGGGAATATGAGCTCTCCCATGCTCGGAGGAGTGCTTCTAGCAGGAATCATGCTCTTTCTCGTTTTAAGACGCTAACCGAAAGTAGCATATGGACAACTTTAGGGTACGAAAGGTAAGAGAGCAATCTGCCTTAAAAGCCGGAACATTGGACTCCGTTCATAGGGAGGTGGTCCAGCAATTCCGAGATCAGTCGACCGATGTAATCAAGCAGGAACAGTCGGATCTCAAGATAGTCATTGAGAAACTTCAGCAGTCGAGCGATGTCATATCTATCGTGGAGCGCTCAAAGTGCGAACAGTCGTTGCGCGAACTTGAAGGACGCGCTGATTCAACTGATCAGATTAAGGAATACTACATGAAGAATCTGGATCTAATGCTGAGCTACTACGGAGGAGTGGAGTCAATTACTCCAGTTGTTCAGACCTCAAATGAGAATACGTTTACTAAGTTTCTGTCTATGAACTCTGAAGCAGGTGTCTCTCGCAAGGGGCTTCTTGACGAGTTTTTGCAACGAATGAAGGTGTCCAGTGGTGCCGATGTTGTTCAGTTGATGACTGAGCACTGCCATGAATGCAACGTTGCTCGTGAGGAGCTGCCAACGGAAGGAATCCTTGTCTGCCCTCGATGTGGGTCAGAAGAGTATGCGATGATTGTAAGCGATTTACCATCGTTTCGAGATCCTCCGAAAGAGCGAAACAACTATGCCTATAAGAAGATCAACCATCTCAATGAGATTCTGAACCAGTTTCAAGCAAAGGAGAGTACCATCATTCCAGATGAGATTATGAATGAGGTGATTCTCGAGATCAGGAAACGTCGTATTTCCAACGTAGCCGATTTGAATGAAAAGGATGCCAGGGAAATCCTTAAAAAGCTGGGAAGAAGCAAGTACTATGAGCATGCCGCTCATATCCTCTCCCGACTCAATGGAAACCCCCCTCCAACCATTACTCCCGAAATCGAAGAAAAGATCCGGACCATGTTCCAAGAAATCCAGGCCCCGTTTCTGTTATACTGTCCGAATGATAGGACAAACTTTCTGTCATACAGCTACATCCTGTTTAAGTTCTTCGAGCTCCTTGATCTGGACGAGTACAAGGTGTATTTTCCATTATTGAAATCTCGGGATCGGCTAATAGCCCATGACCAGATTTGGAAGAAAATATGCGATTATCTGAAGTGGGAGTTTATTCAAAGTGTTTAGACAATGCTCGGTAATATTCTGGGAATTGTGTTCCTAGTTGGTTCCATATATTTGATAACAAGATCAACTTCAGACGTTACACAGAAAGAATTGACTCCTTGGAATCATCAACTTGGAACCACAAACTCTCTCAAATCAAATGGGAATCGCGATGCTTCCATGATAATACAATCAGTACGCAGAAGCGCTATTGCAGCGGTCCATCGTGGCGGGTATCGTCCTATAAAGGAGACAACTCATACAACTGGTTCGACAAGCGGGTATCTAGAGGCGTATATGATAACATCTGATTGCCCCTGCCCTCCAAAGCCCTGTCCAGATATACTCGATGGCCAACTTTCTGGGAATGAGATATGCAATATTTACGACGGTAACCTGCAGGGGTCGGTATACGATGGTGGTAATTCCAGAACACTTGTTTGCAATCAGTGCGACGCACCTCCAGATACCGTCTTCGATGGAATGGCTGGGGCAGATGAAGTATGTGTTGTTGCAGATGGAACGGTGCCAAACGGTATGCCGTACGATGGAGGAAACTCTCAGACGCTTGTTTGTAATCAATGCGATGCACCTCCAGATACAGTCTTCGATGGGATGGCCGGTACAGATGAAGTATGCGTTGTTGCGGATGGAACCCTGCGGGGCGGTATGCCCTATAATGGAGGAAGTTCAAGAACACTTGTATGTGGTAGTTAATAAACCGAATGCCGTGTGGTGTTAGTGCGATAAAGTTTCAACTTCGTAGAGATACCCAGGCTGGGTGGACAAATTCACAAGACCCAGTTTTAAAAGCCGGTGAGCCGGGAGTCGAAATAGATACCTATCGCCTTAAGGTTGGTGATGGAGTTACTCGATGGAGTCTTCTTCCCTATATTGGGTCTGGCGGCGGTTCTGGTGCTACGGGTGCCACGGGTGGCACTGGAGCCACAGGAGCCACAGGTGCCACTGGACTCACGGGTGAAACAGGTGCTACGGGTGCCACTGGAGAAACAGGATCCCGCGGTGAAACAGGTCCTGGGGGTGGTGTTACCGGTGAAACAGGAGCCACCGGACTCACGGGTGCTACTGGACTCACGGGTGCTACTGGACTCACGGGTGCCACGGGTGAAACAGGAGCCACTGGACTCACGGGTGCCACTGGACTCACGGGTGCCACTGGACTCACGGGTGCCACAGGTGAAACAGGAGCCACTGGACTCACGGGTGCCACGGGTG